TCTGTCGTTCAACGGATCGAATCAGTGGCTGCAAACGAACTCGATCGACTTTACCGCGACGGACAAGATGACCGTGTTCGCGGGGGTGCGGAAGCTGAGTGATGCTGCGCAAGCTATATTGATGGAAACATCAACGGCGGCAAGCGCCTCTTTCCCGGGGAGCTTCAACGTCACTGCCCCAAACAGCGCAGCGGCTACTAACTATGGGTTTAGGTCTGGCGGGACAGTTTCCGTTGGGATGAACTCTGGTGCAACTGTCTTTGCTTCTCCGATCACTAACGTGCTTTTGATGACGGCAGATATTGGTGGTGACGGCTTGGTTGGTCGTGTCAATGGTACACAAGCGAACCAAAGCACCGCAGACCAAGGCACCGGCAACTACGGCAATTACCCCTTGTACATCGGCGCGCGTGCTGGCACATCGCTCTGGTTCAACGGCCGCCTGTATCAACTGGTCGCACGCGGCGCGCAATCGACTGAGCAACAAATCATTGACGCCGAGCGGTATATCAATGACAAAACGAGGGCTTACTGATGTCTGATGTGATCGCAACCGTTTTTGTCGCGGCGGAATACCGCGACGCTGCCCGCGCGGAGATTGCCGCGCAACTCTCGACTGAGGACGCGCCCTACGATACGTCGGGATTCTTCGTGGCTGAGCTATCTGAAAGCGGAGAGCCTCCCGCAACTCACTACATGTCGTCGGGCTTCTGGCATCCGCACGAACTGGAGGCACTTGTGAACGGCGTGACGCCGCGTACCGTCAAGTTCGGTGACGTGCAGGCCGCTATTACATCTATGGGCCTACGTTCTGTAACTCCAGCAGAACAACAACTGGGAAACAAGCTATGATGCTTAACACAGCACGAGGGCCGATTGCATGGTTTCTCCGTAAGACTGGATACGGTGCAATCACAGCTCCTTGGAAAGCAATCTACATTCTACCCGAGCGAGTGCATGATTCATCTCTTGTGAAACATGAACTTGTGCACATAAAGCAGATTGAGCGAGATGGAGCTGTTCGCTGGACTGTCCGATACGTCTGGTATCTGATTCGCTACGGATATCACGATAGTCCGTATGAGATAGAAGCTAGAAAAGAATCTGGAGGGTAGATCGTGAGCATGTTAGATCGACTTCCCACAGTAAATGAGATGATGGCAGCACTTGCATCTCCAATGATTCCTAACCCTGTGTCAGAGTCTCAGGTGCAGGCTATGGAGCTTTCTACTGAAGACATGATTAAGATGATGTTTGAGAAGGTAATGCAGCCGCCTGCAGTATCGTAAGGTGCTGGAAATGAAAAAGCCCGCTAGGAGCAATCCTAACGGGCTTTATTTTTTTTTGTGCTGTTGTTACTAGCCTGCTGTATTAGCGAGTTTAGATTTCAGTTCGTAGCCCATCAGTGGCCAAACCTTGTTGACCGCGTTCTCGCGGGCGATCTGACGGCCGATTTCAGCGTCGAAGTTCTCCGGGCTGGCACAGGCCGACTCACCGGGCACGATGAAGCCGTTGCGGAGCACGAGGACGCAGAACGTCAGCAGGTTCAACGATATGGGGCAGTGGTGAGTGTCTCCAGTCATGCCACTGCCGACGCATCCTTCGGCGGCCGTGAAGTAATACTCGCTGTCGATGTTCGCCTCGATGTCAGCCGGCGTGATGCGCGGAGCCGTCAGTCCCTTGGCCTGGATGTCTTGCTTGATTTTTTCGTCGTTCATTTTGCTGCTCCTTAGTTACATTTAAAAAACTTACTGTACCGCAATCGCACTCATCTTCTTCAGCTTCTCAATACATACATCAAACAACTTCTCCAGCGCTGTATTGTCATAGTATCCATCCACCAGCATACCGCAGTAGAAAAGAATTGCTGCGAACTTCTCCTCCAGCGGTGCGTCAGGGCCAAGCGCGTGAAGCAGAAGTTGAAGTCGTGGATGGTTTTCAATTTCCTTATTCAGCGCAAGTGCAGATTCAGGAAAGAATTCGAGTTCGATTGTCATGGAAACAGTTTCCCATTTGCAAATTCTGCAACGAAACCAGCCATAGCGCATAAAGCAACACCGCCAAATATCTCAAGAAAAGATAGATAATAATAAGTCACACCGCTTCCTCCAATGCTTGCGTGTAGTTGAAAATCTCATGCAGATGTTCTGCTTGTACTCGTGCATCTTCCAGCGCAGAGTGTTTCATCTCATTAATCGGCGCCTTGATGTGAGGATACAGATTCTTCATTGTCCTGTAGCACATGGATTGATGATACTTCCACGGTACTTTGATTCCACATGCTTCATATGCAGCTTCCAGAATCGGCACATCAAACGATGCTCCATTCCCCCAGATTCTGAATTCACCAAGAAGCGCTAGGTGATCTGCCAGATGAAGCAGCGCATCGTGGATAGAAGTCTCACCAGAGAATGCTTCATCTCGCACAACTTGATTCTGCTTCTTCCACCATGCCATAGTCTGTGCGCTTACTGAGAGTCCAGCATCACGACAAGACTGAGGATCTATTTTGATATAGAACTGCTGCTGCTTGTGAGGGCCAACCACGTAACCGCCGATCGAGAGAATGACACAGCCTGGTTTGATTCCTGCTGTCTCGATGTCAATCATAACATCTACTGGCTTAAGTTGCATCATTTTTGTATCTCCTGTAATCAGACTACAAAGCTTCTTTCTTCATCAGTCAGAAGCGAGAAATCTACAAAATCTGTAGATCGTTCAACAATCACTCTCCGCTTGGGAATTAGTCCTGCTTTAGTGGCAATGATCTTCTCTGCCATTGTGAGATTCGCAATCAGTTCTCGCAACTCGCTAATGTCTCCCATGTCATTATGCACTGCAATCCAAATATCTTTCAGAGTCACAGGGCTGGCAGAGGATTCAAGCATCTGTAGAATCTTGTGCGCCACATCTGAGTGTTTCGCTTTACCAAATTCTCCCAAGGCTTTCGGCATCGAATGTTCTGCGTGAGTAAGCAGTGTGTTTGCATACAGAACATCACATTCCTCTACTGTGTTTCGCATGGCAGCGGCTGAGACAATCAGACATAGTTTTATCAGATGTGTGAATCTCCTGTTTGAATATGATTCGAATCGCACGTCAGTCAATCCATTCCACGACTGGTATATGGCATCAAGCATACTCATAGCACCGGGAGAGAGAATGGCATTTCCAGATGCAACTTGTCGAATTGCGTGGAGAAGATCAATCAGCAGTCTTTCTGATTCGATGGAAGGAGGCTTTGGAAATGTAATTCGTCGATCTGTTTTCTCTCCATGCACAAGAATGAGCCGTGAGAATATGCCTTGTCCGATTGCTTCAGCAGGGAATGCAAGTGAGAATCCGGTTGCAGTGTTACCTGCTAGAATGGTTACAGTCGGGTCTTCGATTATGAGAGATTTGGAATTCTTCTTTCTGTCTTCAAACTTGCCGCTGTAATCCCATAGCACACCGAGGAGAGAAAGAAACTCAATGTTGCCATTGCCTACGAATGTATTGAATTCATCCGCAGCTACAAGGATTTCAGCTGTAGCAGCAGGGCCACCGCCAAAGAGATTTTGATCCAGAATGTCTTCTGATTCTACAGAATCTTCTCCTGCAAGATCCATTAGAAATTTCTCTTTAGTAGTTCTCTCTGCTGCTACTGTCTTATATCCTCCTTTTTTAACTAATGAAGTCGCAATCTTAATGGCGGTGGATTTTCTACTACCTGCACCGCCCATCAACATCACATACAGATTGGATGCAATGTTGAAATGTCCATGTTGAAAACTGTAGCGCCTACCTAGCCAAGCGCCAAGGACTGAGAGACAACTCCAACGATGAAATGTTGTAGGTGACTCTGACTGTCCAATGTATTCTAGGTAGGCTGAGATAAAATCGTCTCTCATTTCATATCGTCACTCCGTAGTTGCCCAAGTTTCTGCACCTTCACCAGTCGGCCCAGCTTTCAATGCAGCCGGAACTGTGAATGTTCTTTCTTTCCCATCGTAACCAACTATTGTCACAGGGATTTCCATAGCCTCCTTTACCATTGCACACAGGTATGAATGACCTTTTCTCACTTGGAAAAGAATCGAGTCATGAATCTGTGCAAGCAGTTTGAAATTGTGTCGGTGTTCTGGGTGCATCGCAATCTCATAGAACACTTTCATAAATGCACGATTGAGAGTCTGTGCATTGAGAGACTGCGGCGGATGTGCTACATACGCATTCAGATGAGACTTAGATTTGGATGGATCACCGAAGCAGTATCTTGTGAGTCCTTGTGCCGATGCCTGATAAGGCACATGGTGTGTTGCTTTCGAGGTGAGTCTCTTAGTTGTCAGGATTTCAGACACAACTCCAGGGTAGTATATCTTTGAAATCGCAGGATAGGTTTTATGGAACTGTCCGAGAAGATGTTCTGCAATCTGCCTGAAGTTGAATGACTTAGGGAGACGAAGCAGTCGTGCAGCTTCTGCGATCTTATCCTCTCCCATGGTTTCCATCAGAACTCCAGGCCCCATGTTGTAATTCGCACCGTGATTCACACGTTTAGCTAGGTCACGAAGCGGCTTGTCTTTTGTCTTTTTCTTTGTGTCATCGTAGATATTCTCATAGGGAATGCCGAAGAATGCGCTGGCATTAACACTGTGAAAATCTCGATCGGATGAAACAGCAAGAATCAGATTCTCATCTCCTGCGATATGCGCTGTGTCTCGGCTTTCAGCTTGCTCCAAGTCACACTCACACAGAAGAAAATTATCATCAGCCACAAGAGTAGCTTTGACTTCACTGCCGCGAGGAATGTTCTGAACCTGTAGGCCGCACCAGAAATGGTGCTCTTTGCTTGCCAATCGTCCAGTATCAGTTCCATGTGGATTAAGGGCATACAAGATTCGTCCCTTATATTCTTTTCCTGGAGTGAGGTAGGTAGATACGAGCTTTCTTGCTTTTCTGATTTCAAGGATCTTACCTATGATGAGAGAGTTGAGAGGATGTCGCAGTCTAGCTTTCGCAAGATTCTTTGCATCAGCTGATTCCAGATCACCGCATCCAAGTATCTTTAGCAGTTCTTTCATCTGCACAGGTGAGGATACATTGAATGCAGGAACTCCTAGGAGGTGGGAGAGTGCTGCATTGTCTTTCTCGATCTTCGCAGTGAGAGACTTATAGGCACCTTCGATTGCATTCATGTCTCGCTTGATGCCTGTCATCTCTGCAAGGTGGCAAGGAAATAGAAGCGGGAACTCATTTGAGTAATTAGCAAATGCCCAGTCCGGCATCTCTCTCATCATCGCAAGCCACGCATGAGCAGTGACCCAAGTATCTTTTGCATTGTACAGATAGTACGTACGCAAGTCAGATGAGTTAGCCAGATCCTTCCAGTACATTGACTCTCTGACACAGAATGAATTCAGAGAGGCCAAGTCTTTAGGAAGTTCTGAATACCACGAATGGAACAGAGTGGCGGTGTCCCAGAGATAGTTAAATGGCACTGCATCATACATGGATAGATACGAGATATCGTACTTACCATTCTGGAATATCTTAGGGGCCGCAGTATTCCAGTTGAATTTGCGAATCCAAGTTAGGTTATACTCTGAATCACAGGGAATAACAACCGACTGACTGCTGAGAACCCCAGACTCATCAACAAAAAGCCCAGTATACCCAACGCAGCGAATAGAAAGAGGCTGATTGAATGTCTCAATGTCGACAGCAATAGCATACGCTTGTTGGAATTTCTCGAATAGCGAGTCAGCATTTGAAGGCTCAAGAATTGTCCAGTTGAATGCAGAAGGTTCAAACCATGAGGAAGGATCGGTTAGTTTCGAGATGTATCTGGTTGCTAGGAATGGGCCGTATGGGACAGTAATCAGTTGTTCGAGAGGATGAATGAATACGAGTTCAGTATCGCCAATGTGGAATAGAGATCCCGCATAGTTGTCGATCGTTGGTTTGGATCTACCTGTTGATTGCACTAACTGTCCCAGAAGGGCGGCAGAGGTAGAGATTACTGCATCTGCTTTCTTTTCCTGAATGAGACGGGTCAGTTCGAATCTGGTGCTGGGAGTCTCTAAAACTACCGCACACGATGCCGCTCCAATGCAGGATTTCAGACGTTGAAGATACTGTCTGTCAGCAGCAGTTCCGATTAGAAGCAGTCTATTTGCAGCTCGCTTAATACTCATTATCGATCTCCAGCCATTCTACGCCTCTGCCTTCTTTGTACGCAGCCAGTCCTTTCTTAGAAAGCGCATACATGTAGACTCTGTAGTTTTCAATAAGTATCTTCCAACGAATGACAAGCTCGTTCTTTAGAAGAATCTTCACGTGAGTGCCAGTTGTAAAGCTGCTAAAACCTGTTAGAACACAGATGTCTTTGATTGTCAGATTCTTTCCTGACTCGCATAGTTTATTGAATGTGTTATTGAGCTTCTCAGCCCTGTTTCGCTCTCGTGCAGATAAATTACCATTCTGTGCAGTGTGTTTGTTTGCTGCTTTGAGTTGGTCTAAAAGAGAAGGGAGTGTCATGGCTAGAATCCAAAAGAAAAGGCCGCCACCTTGTGAAGATAGCGGCCTTGATTTGTTACTGCATCAGAAGTCGATCAGAAATAAACCTTGACAACATCATTATACACATTGCCATTCTTCTTATCGACTCGCTGCTTCGAGACAACGAATACTTCCATACCATTCGCAGCAGTCATTGTATCACGGAGACTGGAAGTTCCGCATTCAGCAGCGAATACAAGCAGAATCTTCTTCAGCTTCCCCTGCCCAATCTCATTGTCCAGCATGAACAGGACAGAACCTTCGTCACCGGGATTAAGCGGTTCGGAGTCAGCGGGATTCGCCAGTTCCACGGTTTCAACCGCAGACATATTGAATTCCACACAAGGATGCTTATTGACTTCCTTCTCAACGAACTTGACAGTTACCTTATGAACGCCGTTCGGGAAAGTTTTGAATTCCGGAATGTCAGCCAGATCGTCGATGGAAGAATCGAGGAGGTCATCAAAGTTAGACATGAGTTGTTTCCTTATTGAGAGTGAATGAATTGTGTTACCAGTGAAACGGAGGCCACTATAACAGGGGTGCGTGTAGCTGTCAAGTGGCCTGTGCGAATCTTACTTAACAGGCTGTGCTGTCTTGTCGCCATTGTATCGGCCACGAACAGCATAAGATTTTTCTTCAGGGACAGGAGAGCTGAAATGGAACACCATCTGCCCGATGCGACAACCGTGATCCAAACGAATCACATGGTGCCGTGTATTGTTTCGCAATTCCAGCGTGAGAGTAGATCCATTCCAACGAGGATCACACCAAGTTGCGAGTGCATTGTCCAAACCAACACGAGCGCCAGATGAATTGAGTTTGAATTCAGCACTCACATTCGCAGGAAGATTGAATACTTCGATGGTGCTCGCAAGGATGAATTCGCCAGGAGCAAGGAGATAGTATCCGTCAGTGATGTCTACTGTTCTCCAATTGACATTCTGCTTGTCTCGCAGAGATACGATGTTCGCATGATTGTCAGAATAGCATTCTTTTTTAATGACACTGCCTAGATGAACATCGATCGAGGTGCCATTCACATCGTCGAAATTAACGGGAGTGATTACACCATTCTCCACGAATGCGCAGAGTTCGTTAAAGCTTGCTATCATTCCATTCTTCCTTTTCTTTGGTGACTACTTCGATGAGTTTCTGCAGATAGTGTTCAGCTTTCTGCAGGTCTTGAATCATGTTTCCTTTGGTGAAAGCACGAAGAAGATACTTGAGAACGTTTCCTCTGTAGAATCCAACACGCTCATAGTAAGTCCAAGTATCTACTACATTCCACGGTTGAATGCCAAGGACTTTGTAGTGATCACTGCCAACTTGGCGCGCATCCGCATTGGTTGTATTACCTAAAAACAGATCATCTTTGGTCATTTTGATTCTCCTGAGCCTCGGCCTGCCCTGCCAGAACTTTTACAGAAATTGCGTAATCTGCAATAGCTTCTGCAAATTTATACACATACTCATTGATATCGTCATGTCCATCTACCTGCTGCTTGAGAACAAAGCCACAATCCAATGCTAGCTTACGTATTTCATTGCGGTCGAGTGTCACTTTCCAACTCCAACTCCAACTCCAAACTTCTTCAAAGAGTTCAATGCAGTCTGTCCAGCAGTTTCTTTCTTAATTGCTGGAGCTGCAAAGATTTCCAGCAACGAAGGGGTCTCCGATTTTTCCAGAGCAACATCGGTTCTGCTTCCAGTGAGGATATTATTGGAGAATGTGGTAGAAGATGCAACCGCATGCTTTTTGTTCTTCACTTCACAATACAGAACATGGTCGAAGTATTTGGCGGTATTTCTGGATGACTTGGAACTGCCGCAGACAGGCACAATCTTCTTGCGCCCATCTTCCATTTCCACTTCTTCCTCGTGTGAGATGCAGACTACATTGTATTTCGCTTGCTGCACATGAGATAGAAACTTCTCTACAAGCGCCTTGAGATTACCCCAATCATCGAACTCCATCTTATACTCGTCAGGCTTGCCGCGAGTAATGAATGCGATCGCAGAATTGGTAAGCTGGGTGAGAGAATCTACAACCACTACAGTATCGGGGCCGATTTCAGAGAGGCAGATTTCCACTTCAGGTGCGCCAGCTTTCTTACAAATAGGACACGCAACTTTGCCATGTTCTTCACATATCGAAACACGAGCACCAAGCATTACCTTAAGCATGGTTTCTATTGCGATGGGGAAACTGCGGCTGTCAGGAATGGAAAGAAGTTCTACTCTTGCTTTCTGCTCTTCGGGGAGTTTCAGCAGAGTGCCGTATCCATTCTCCAGATCGAACCAGATGAGGTTGTATTGTGATGCGAGAGTAGAAACAAGCTGTGTCTTGCCAGCTTTGGGAGGCCCAAAAACCAGGACACGATGAGTTGCAGAGGCAGCTTTCTGTGTGAGTTTCATTTTCAATTATCTCCTGAGCATCCACAAACAGTTGCCATAGCCAAGTGTTCTGACATTTTATTAATCTCTCCGGTCATCAGAAGTTTCAGAAGTTTCAGAAGAAGCATACGCAAGAAGCACGAACCAGAACAATGCGAATACTTGGAAGGTAGCGATTTCAGTTGCGTGCTTCCAGTCCGCAGCAGCTCCCATCAGGAACTCGAATACAAAATTTGGAGCAATTACTACAAGTGTTATGAGAACAAATCGAATGGGTTTCATGTGTTACTCTTTCGAAAGTTGCGCATGGATGAGATCCGCAAGGGAGAGAGTGATTTCGAATTCATTGTCAATCCTGTCTTGAATTACCTGATGATCCTCATCGCTCAAAGCTTCAGTTATGGATTCAACAGGAAGATTGCAGATTCCGAAATAGCTGCACTCGCGAAAAAATTCATTGCACGATTGTCCTCGCATCGGATAGATGCCTGAATCCTCATACATCTTAATCGTATCAACATCGAGCAGGAGAGTGCGAATCCACAATGCACGATCGAGATAGGATTTCTCAAATGCCATCACCTCATAGTCCATATCTTTTGTTTTGTATATGAGATACTGTACTTGGTATGAAGACAGTTCCGGGAACAGAGCATCCAGAACGATTGAGTATCCGATTGCCTGTGCAGAGTTCTTGTACTGCGCGGAGTTAATGGTTGTAGCACTGGAAGTTTTCACCTCCAATACCATCACCTCTCCCGTCACTCGGTTCGTGAGAACTGCATCCACGAATCCCTTGTAGGTGAAACCATCAGGGAGGTGGATGATGAACGAGAGTTCAGTTGCAGGACGGCCATTGTAAGTAGCCAGTTCCCATTCTTGCATGAATCCGTTGGATGCGAATGAGATGAATCTTTCCACAGCGCCCATCGCAAGCCAGAATGATTTCTTCTGCTTCTGGTTATCATCGAGAAGATCACATTCCCAATTCAGGAAACACTGCCAGTAAGTTAGATCAACATCGTGGTGTGTGATGTATTCCTGAATGCCAAGGCCAACAGTGTGGCCAAATGCGAATGTGACAAGTGTGCTCATGTCATTCTCCTCTGCACGAGCATTCAGTCGCTGGAGCTGATACTTCTTTGGGCAACTGTGTAATGTGAGGAGAGATGAGTATGATAAGGCTCTGAGTCTAATATCCATTGTATTACTTCCTGAGTGTCTTCATCTGGTAAGTGAATCGAAAGACCTTGTGCATACGTTGCAGGAATTAAATCACCGTCGAAGTAGATTGAAAGAAGTATTCCAAGATGTGAGTTGCGTTTTCTCTGGATGGAAAAATGCGGCAGTGAGAACCAGTCTTTCAGATCGAAAAATAGGTGCCGCTGCCGCCCTCCCATCAAAACACAGCGCACATAGAGGGCTGTGCCAATTCGCATATTACAGATCCATCACACTTACATTCTTCGGGACTCGCTTCTTCACAGCAGCTTGTGTGATTTCAGTCTTAGTCTGCTGTTTCAGTCCGCTGACGATTGTGCGAATCTCATCTGCACTAAGCAAAGTCACAATCGCAGGATCATCACGGAGTTGTTTGTGAATCTCACGAAGCAAGACAGGGAGAGTTGGATGGGTCTGAAGAATAGCAGATTCGAGAGATGCAATTCGCATCTGCAAATCAGTTGGAAGCTGCGAAGGAGAGTTCATTGTCATTCCTCAGGTCTTGTATGATGGTGAAATTATTGCAGAGCCAGATTGCCAGATCATGCTTTGCATAGGCTGCCATGTAAGGCGCAGTAGGATCATTCAGCATGATTTCATACAATTCTGCGACTCGCAGATCATCGAACTTTTCGCCGTCAGAGGCTATGTATTTAGTGATGACAGCCATCATGCAACTCCTTTAGCAGCTTTGCGACTCTTGGAAAACAACGGTGCCTGATTGTGAGGTGCTTTCAGATTTTTACGAGCGCCGTCCATATCCACAATGATAGGAGAACGACGCGCCACACTGTCATGCAGAGTGATCGCTTTGCGAGCTGCCGCAGCTTCTTTCTCTTTCGCAGCGGCACGCTTTTCTTTCTTCTCTTTCAGCAGAGCTGCAACCAGTGCATCCGCTGCGAGGATACGAGACATGATGTTTTTCATGATGGAAGAAGACATGATTATATTCCTTGTATTGAGAGTTCAGTAGTTAATGAGAATGTGACTGTAGTGGCTGAGATTACGTATGTGATCTTGTGCTTTCTTCCGGCCTCCTTAAGAGTATATAGAAAGGCGATGTCTTTGTCTCTCCGCTTCTTCACAGCTTTGATAATGCGCTTGTGGAAATGGGGAGGTGCTGTTATGGTGCATTTGTTTTGTGCTTTAAGTGTCTCCCATATTGGAAGATACATTGATTGTTTGGTAGTCATCTCTGGATTGGGCCATATTTGTAAAATGTATGTAAGCAATCATCTCAAGAAAATGCCCTGAGATCCCAGTTAGGAAACCCAAGGCATTTGTTCAGCTGATTACAGCAGGGGATTACAGGAAGGAAGCAAGAGCCGCTTCATCCGCTTGCAGCAGAGTCTCAGCCTTTTCGTGCAGGAACTTCAGGCAGTCAGCGTATTGTTCCGCCAGCGGCGCATTGTTCGCATACAGAGCGAGCTGTTCCATCAGTTTCTGAATGACCGGCTTGTTGGTCTTCACCGGCTGGAACTTCGCCACAAACAGTTTGGCAGCAAGAGCGACTTGTTCAGCAGTCTTGCCAGCAATGCCAGGCATGACAGAAATGTAATCAGCAGAGAATTCTTCCCAGACTTCCTTCGGAATACCACGACCGCGCTTCTCGGCTTCCGGCATTTCTGCGATGAAAGACCATGCGCATTGCAGAACAGGGAAGTTTTCCGCAGTGATCTTGTCATCGTCATTCAGAATCGAACGAGCTTGTGCAACAACAATGTCTTGCACCGCAGTCTGCAACAGTTCGAGCTGCTTACCGCCAGCCTGAAGGATTGCGACGATACCTTCAACAGAGGGAATCGGCAGCTTCAGTTCCACAGTCGGGCGCTTGGTTTGAATGCCAGACTCTTTGTCAGTCACCGATTTGAAGTGGAACTTGAATTCCTTAACGTCGATGGTGTTATCGAAATTCGCAACGATTTGGTTTTCCATTTTGGAAATCTCCGGTTTGGTTGTACTGCTGGTTTGTTGTTACTCTTTGAGAGTGAGCGCATTGTAGGATAGGGCCGGATGAATGTCAAGCCCTACCTGCAATTGTAAATAGAATCAGTTGACCGAAGGAAGATAACACCAATAGTCTGGCTTGGTTGAAAGTTCCCAGGCAGCATATTCTCGGGATCGCCAGCCTTTGTAGGTGAGTTTTCCTACGAAGAAATACAAATCTCCTATGTCCTCGTATGCACACAAAAGAGGAATGTCAGATGGTGCCGGGACTTGCGAGAGAAGATTGAGTTTCATATTTTATATTAACTCCAAGGGTTTTCAGGAATGTATGCCCACGAAGTAGGAGGATTGCAGGGTATCCATTCATCTATACCATCACGACACCAAACAGAATCCAAAAGCATACCGATGAATGCTATCGTATGCGAGGATTCTTTGCCAGCATGGGTTGTGTGCCTTGTATGATAGCAGAGTAACTCTTCCTGCTCACGAGGAAGGCGTTCAGCCGTTTTGAAGAAACGAAGATTGTTAGTTGCAATGTCAGTCATGATTGTTAGGTTCCTGTGTAAATTACAAACCCATTTCTGCGATGAGAGGATCGTCACCAGCTTGCGACTTGCCTTTGAAGAATTCTACCTTCTCTGCGAGCGTGTTACCTCTGATTCGCTGACCGAGAATGCCTTTAGTGAAAGCATCCGGTTCGCAGATACAATAGAGTTCTTCGCGCGCACGAGTCACAGCTGTGTAAAGAAGTTCTCTCTGTAGCATGGTATTGTGAGAGTGATGTAGTGTGAGATAAACGCGCCTCCATTCAGAACCTTGGGATTTGTGGATTGTAATGGCGTATGCCATCAGCAGGGAGTTGATTTCAGATGCAGTCTTAATCTCCATCGTGCGATCTGAATCAGGAAGATACACTGTGATTATGTGTGATGCCTCATGTGTGCGATCTTCTACAGATTCAGATGCCATACGTTCGAGGATTGCATCAATGTCTTCTACAGACTGTTCATCCGAGAGAGATTCTTGCGAAGTGTCGTCAGATTCTGACAGATGCCCCCAATAGTTAAGATTGACAGAAGCAGGTTGAGGCCACTTGCTTGCATACATACCATTACGTTCGATAGCAGTGATGGTGGCTTCTTCTTTCTCATACAATACTTTCTCACCTACACGGAAATAGTGTTTATTGAAACCAGCGATGATTTCATACACTTTATCCCCAGCACGACGTGCAAGATGATTCGCAATGTGTTTGTTGAGTTCGTCAGTTCCACATGCTTTGTTGAATGGGATTAGAATCATGTCTTCTGCCGGGTCATATAAGCCAGAATCGAATCTCTGCTTGAAAAATGCTGCAAGAGTTTTCACAGCTTGGTCATCACGAATGCGCTTTTTCCAAGCATGCAGTGTGAGTTTGCCAGGCTCATTCCAAGATTGGTATTCCTCAGATGGAATGGGGACACCAGACAGAATACGTTGTGCAAGTCTGATGATTGGACTTTCAAGAGCTTGACGATATACTTGTGTGAGTTGAGTGGTAGGAATGCGATTCAGTCTGTAACCAAGAATGGCGCTACCAAAGACTGGCTGCAACTGTTCGATGTCACCGAGGAAGATGAATTGTACCGCGCTGGGATTCGAGAATGCAGACCAGACACGATAGAACAGATCCACCGAACACATGGAGGATTCATCAATTATAACTGTGCGAATCGAATCAGGGAGAGTATTATCACGATGCCGGTTCGGTTCGAATCGCATGGTTTTCTTCCATTCGCCTGATTCAGTATCTTGCACTTCGTAGAATGTCGGCTGATATTCCAGAAGTTTATGAATTGTGATGCAATTGCCAGCCAGTTCGCGCGGCATGGCTTTCTGCAGATTCATTACAGCACGACGTGTATATGAAATTGCTACAATTGCAGGCGCCTGTGAGTCCAGATGTTTATGCGATTCTGCAATTGCAGGAATGTGTTTTGTTCTAATCAGTTCTTCGATTGCACCACGAGTTGATGTAGTCTTACCAGTACCAGCAGATCCAGTCAGTACACAGGACTGTCCAGACAGAACATGCTGGATAAACTGCCATTGCTCTTTGTTATAGATTATCTGTTTGCCATAACGATCAATTCCTACATGTTCTATCGGTGCAGATGTTTCTACGATTGAGGAAATAATGGTTTGGTGAGTTGCAAGGTTTTGATGGGATGGGGAGGTGGATGTGGAAGTGGATGTGGATGTGGGGATACCATTTACATCGCTCGCTTTGCTCGCTTCCAAATTCTTGCGTGCTTTTTTCAACAAATCAGAAAGTTTAGACATAGATTCACCTTTGTATTTTAGATGGTTGTATTATATCTTACGAATCAGCACGTAAGGTTTTACCAGATTGTCGATTGTAGCGCGAAAGGATAGTGCATATTGTGCGCTAGGATCAATCGGAGTTACCGATTCATGTAGGATTACGTGGAATGTAATACCGTGTCGGATAATTACACAGGGATTTTCTTGCAGCACTTGGGACAGATACGATCCACCCCAATGCACTTTTTTGTAGTGGGAGAAATATGCGCATACAATCGGCGCAGGAATACTGAATGAATTCCTTGCGAAGTATCGAATGCCTGTAATCAATGCGATTTCGCTTGCAGGCTGTTTCATTTGGAAAGACTCCATTTCATTTTGGCTCGAAGGAATGCGAATTCTGTTGGGTAATCAGTTCTAACAGGAGGTGCAGATGGTGCAGAATCACGAAGAAGTTGCAGATTGGATTCGCCTACAGACTCACCAGATGAATCAGAAGGTAGAATCGAGAATGAGACATTGCCAAGAGAGAAGAAACCGTCAATCAGTTTGATTGCTTCGCGTAGGACAGCAAACAGTTGGAACGAATACACTGAACCGAGTTCAAGCTTTTCCTCGCAATGTTCAGTAACTTCGATCAAGTCTGCACGATCAAGTTGAATCACTTCCACCTTGTTATAACATGCTACGATTATCTGCTGCCAGTATTCAGAGCATGAAATGGTGCCGGATCTCACAGTTACAGGGAAATCAGGGAATTCTGCCGCTTCGGCAGCCCATGATGCAAGAAGGTGGGCATACTTTTCAGGCTTGATTCGAGGATTACTAATCAGTTTGTCTAACGCGGCCTCGCGGCGTTTTATATGTTGAATCTCAATTGCACGTGCTTTTCTATTGACATAATCATCATAAGATGCCTCCCACATGTCAATCCAAGTTTTGACACAGGAGAGATCAGCAGTATCATTTGAGAGAATGACATGCGGCACACTTATTGTATAGTTTCTGACAGATAGCAGGTGTGAAATGGTTTGATACAGGTATTGCATGTGCGCTGTTACAATAGTGGCAGTCTTTTCAGTTCTGCGAACAGGCGCACGCCAATCCACGAGTTCGGTTGCATTGAGAAGTGAGAGAAACAGAAGGTATGAATCGGTTTCAGTCAGCTTGCCAGCTTGCCAATCTGGATAGTATTTCCACAATTGTTTGAGAGAGAGTGAGAATACAGGATGTTCCGCTTCCCGAGTGTGGAGAAAACCAGGGAAATGCTCGACAGAGAATTGTATTCCGCTCTTTGCACAAAGTATTCGCATGATAGATTCGCCTTTGCGTTGAGAGAGATTTGATGTGTGAGAGAGATTTGAGAGAGAGAGATTTGAGATGAGAGAGAAATCCCTGACCGCTTCGCTTAGATGGGATTCGTGAATCCAGCATATGAGAGAAATGCAGGAGGAAGTCGTTTTGTGTATCTGAATTTGGATGGTGATAGTATCCTGCTCTTGTAAATATAATATTTACGATACGATGCAACGGTGCTCCCTTGTTCCCAATACACACAATCATAGGGCATTGTGAGAGGTGCAGTTTGCACAACCTTTTCATGCAAGAATGCATACAATAGCGGCATGTGAAACTCACGAAGTTTTTCTTCTATTGCATGAGTTTTACCGAATCGGTAATTGTATTCATTACACAATGCAATCGCATGTTCATACAGCCATGCACGATTGTAGGGATTATGAGGAGCTATCCATTTCGAACAGGGATGATTCGGGTATTGTCCAGCGAGCATTTGCCATGCTTCGATTGGCATTTTAACTACATGGCAATCCGCTTGCATGATTGCTGCTTCGATGGGATTGGATGAAAGGATGAATATGTTCATGGTTTTTAATCCTCCATGTCGAAGAAATTGGCTGCAATTTGGATGATGCAGAAACAGGCAAGCATCCCTAGTAAAATCAGATCATCGGTGGACATGGTTAGATTTCCTTGGCTGAACGAGAGAGTGCAGCAGTCTTTATGAGAGAGAGGGCTGCCATGTATTCATCGAAATAATGTTGATACGGATTACCCTCTCCACTGTTAGCATAAAAAAGGTTACGGTTCATTCTTGCAACAAAAGTCTCAATCGAAATCAACTTCTGGCAACCAGTCGAAAGCCGTATTTCTCCTGTTGCAAGGATATACGCGGTGAGAATGTCACTACGCGAACCGATTGGTCCGATTTGGAGTATGCCGTCGGGTGCGAGAAAGTGTTTAGTCTCGTAATCCTCGTCCAGATACACAAAACAACGATTCAATGCATCAGACTGGATATAAGAACTAATCGATACAAGTTCGGTCAGATTTAGACCGTACTCTGATCCTTGCATTACATAATCTATTGTAAGTGTGGAACACTCCAATTGAGTGTAAGAGAAATCACAATTCGAAAACTCGCATCCCACAAAATGCGTTTGCTGGAAGTTTACACCGCAGAAATTGCAGCCTATGAATGTGCAGCAGGTGAACTCAATTCGATTGAATGTCGAATAACGAAAATCACAATCGGTGAAAATGCAGTGTTTTATCACTGCATTGCGAAGTGTAGGATAGTTACCGCTATACTTCAATCCTGAAAATTCTCCGGAACGAATAAGGTTTTGATTAAATTCATTTTCTTCCGACCACAGTTCGAGAAACAGCTCATTGTGTTTTTCAGAAGAGATACTGTGAAGAAAAGTGATGGACATGATTGTATTCCTTGATTGAATTGAATTGAATTGATGCAATGTGTTACAAACCCTACAAACCCTACAAACCCTACAAATCTTCAGTCTTAATCGAACTGAATGGTGTAAAGCTCTTAACTCTCTTAACTCTTGCTGCTCTTGCTGCTGAAATATCCACAGACTCCAATTGTGAGACAAACCGCTTGAATATCGCGGTCACTCGTTCGGAGTCTGAGACAGATAGCTTACCTTCTACTACCTTTCTCACCACACTTGCAATATGCACAGAACAGAGATGCTGCACTTTCGAATCATCCAGTTCTGCAATTAGTGCAGATAGACTTTTTGAATCATGTGCATCAACTCGAAGACTGCCTTCCTCTTGTAGTTCTTCCACAAGAGATGAAAACATCTCATCTAGGTTTTGGTTCATTGTGTTGTATCCTATCAATAAAAAATTTTCTTCTAACTTACAAAAACCCTAGGTGCCATATATCCATATGCCCATATGGTAGTCCATCCCCCCTATCCGGG